GATTAATTTCTAAAGATCTTACGTTTGCCTCTAAAATAGCACCTGTTCCAGAAGCAACTATCGAAATTGATGTAGTTTCTTGAACATAACCTATTCCACCGTTAATTACTGTTATTGATACTAATTTTTGATTAACGATATTTGCTTTTAGAACCGCTCCAGTCCCATCTCCTTTTACTGCAATATCTGGAACAGAATAATATTCACTTCCAGAAGAGAGAACATCTACACTTTGAATTTTACCATTTTTAATTAATGCTTTTGCTTCCGCACTCTTTCCATTCTTGATTGTTATAAGAGGTTTTTTCTCAAAATTAACAATGGTAGATCCATATCCAGTTCCTGGTTCGTACAGATATGCGTCAATAATATGACCCTTCACAGATGGTGTCGCTGTTACAACACCTACAAAAGTATTTCCATAAGATACATTTACGGAAACTTCAATATCTGGATATTTGAAGATATGATATCCAGACCCAACAGATGAGAACTGAACATATTTCTTTCTATTATAGTTTTCTGATATCGTTGCACCTATTCCAGCATCGGCAAGATGGAAAGAGTTGGAATCATTTTTAATCACATAATAAGAATTTGTAGTGGAGAGACCGCCAACATTTGTTCCAGTTGTCTCATATCTAATAATATCACCATTATTAAAGTTGTGATTATCAAATTGTACTGAATTAAAGATTGTGGAAATGCCTGATGTCTTTACACGAAGTTTTCTGTTTTGATATCCAGAACCAGGTGAAATAACATTGATCGCTCTTAAGGTATCTTTTTCAAAAGTTATAAACTTATGAATTCCAGAGGTATTTTCAGTAGTGAATCCAACTGTATTGATTCCAGAGAATCTATCAGATGATGTTTGATAAAGTTTAATTGTTGTTAATCCAACAACCTGAACATAATATGTTTCTCCGTTAGATAAAGTTTTGTAGTACGAATTGGAGTTAAAGTATGTTCCTATTCCAATGCTATTATTATCATTGTTGTTGTAAATTACAGAATCTCCATTTTGTAAATTATGATTCTCGTTAAAAGTTATAGTTTCGTTCGTAACGTCTATACCACCACCAAAAATGTTTTGTCTAGCATCAAATTCTAATTCTCTATATCTTCTAGCTACATATGGTTCAAGAATTGCTCCAGAACCATTACCACCAGATATCGTGGCAGAAACTACAACTCCAATGTCGAATTCTTGTGGTTCAACATAAACTGCCGTTACTATTCCACTAACGACTGGTTGAACAAGAGCAGTAGTTCCAGTTCCAGATGAAACACTAATATAAGGTGGATTAATTACGTCATAATTTCTACCGCCGTTTATAATTTCAACGGAAGAAAGAGGACCATAATAAATTTTATCATCTGTCTTAGGGCTGACAATTTCTACACCATTTATCAGCATTCCAACTCCACCAGGGACAGTCTTATCACCATCTCCAGATTGATAGCTTGGATTTAGAGGAAACTTCTTTAATAATTTTTGTGGACTGATTAAAAGTGATCTGTGTTTGTACAGAACAAATTTGTGTGAACCAGTACCAGATGATAACGAATCAAATTCTACATAATATTCGGTTCCTATGAAAGAACGAGATTCGTATAATCTAATTTTATTTCCCGATGCCAAAACCTCTACAAAATAACTAGCGCCGGACATTAGTCCGGGTATTTGCTGATTACTTGCCAGATATACAATTCTATCTCCAGTTACAAGTTGAGTATTTGAATTGAAAGATATTACGGAAAACTTTAAAGTTGTGGAATTAAATCCCTGTAAAAATCCAGTAGTGGCAGAAGGAGATTTTACACCTGTTGCCTCTGAAATTTCTGAAAATATTATATTTTTGGTTATATTATATGAAGGTAACGAATTTGATGCAACATAGGCATATCCCTGCCCATCATCTACATATAAATTCTGTATATCTGATACAATCTTATCATTTCCATATTTTAAGTTAGCAGCACTACTAGTTGCTTTGTTCAGATTTCTTCTTAAATCATAGTCTAGAGACACTGAAGGAGTAAATCCTATCAGTCCAGAAAGAATTACTTGGTTGGTAGTGGTATTAACTGATTGAACCGTGGCGTTAGTGGCAACAACATTTTGAGTTCCTCTAACGACTATTTCAACACTATCTCCAACCTTAAGACTTGATTTGTCAATAGTGCTTTGAAGTGTTAAAGTTGATCCAGAAAAAGACTGAATATAATACCTTGAACTTGTATTATAAATCCAAGAATTTGCAAAAATTTCAACGTAAGATTTATTGGACTGTGGATTTTCTATAACCTTTCCAAGATTTTTTACAGTTATTTTTTCATTCTCTTTTATTCCAGTTAAATCTGGACCATAAAATTCTGACAATACTCCTGTTATCAGAAGTTCTACTTTTTTAGTCGTATCTCCGTTTTCATATCCAAATACTACTTCAGTTGAACGAATCGTTGAGGATTTTGAGATAGACTCTACTATGTTGTTACAATTTAGAAACTGATTAACACTTTTATCAGTATAAGATACAATATTATTTCCAGAAATTAAAGTTCCAGTATTGCCAAATCCAATTGTAGAATCAACAGTAATAATCGAAGACCCTACAGAAACTGTGTCAATAATTTTTGTTTTGGGGGTAATGTTGAATTCACCTTCAGTGAGATTACTATCATCGTATCCAATGAATAGTGATATCTTATAATAAGTTCTCCCAGATCTACTAATAATTTCTACTTCTGAAACAGATCCCTGTGTTGTTAAATCTGTCGATTTTCTAATAGTTTGTCCAACAAGATTTGCTGGGTCTCCAGATATTTTTTCCGCAATAACAACTTGTCTTCTTAAAAATTTAGCGACAGAGGGTTTAATTAAATATTTCTCTAAATCTAAAACCTGAATATTTTCACCATAAAGAACTTTGAACAGAATTTTAAAAGATTCTTCTGTTCCCTTTGAAGCGTAGAAGCTTCTAGATTCTTTAATAAAATTACTTACATCTAAATTGCTAGTAAAAGATACATTTTCTAGACCTGGTGCTAAACTATATCTTATCTTTTTATAAAATTCTTGTAAAAAGAGTGCGCTTAAGTTTTGTACTGAAACACCAGCGGTATGTATTCCTGCGCTTGAAGATGAAAAAGTAAGTTCGGATGGATTTGTTGAGTTACGATAAGTGGTAATACCACTAAAACCTCTGATACAACCTGTAAATGAGTTTGTAGTAATTCCAGTATAAGTAATAATTTCGTCATCAATCTTCAGGAGTCCATACTCTGATGGAAATCCCTTAGTAGTAGAAACTACGACAGTATTTGAAGAAGTTGTTATTCCGGTAGATAAAGTTGTATACCCTTTAACTACTTCCGGAGTTAGATTATCTAACTTTAAGTATTGGTCTAAATTGTCAGCAAGATCAACTGGACCACCCTGATATTCCTGAGAAATGTAATATTGTTTTAAAAACTCAGATGCCTTGGGGGATTCTGATAGTAAAAACTCTGGAAGTTGATTGTCAATAATTTGCTGGACTTTAACTCTCTTATCAAACCCAGTTTCGATCATATTTTATTTCCTCTCTAAATCCCCGTTGGAATAACTTGAAGTATAATAGTCTTTAGTAAATGTAACTCCGGAGATATTCTCCCCTGAAGAAATCACGTCTTTAAGCATATTTATTTCACTATCAGCAACACTAAAACTCAAATATAGATCTGTGAGACCAACAACATCATTTGACTCTGGAAATGCCTGAACTTCAATAATGTTGTTTTCTTTTACTGTTGATGTAACATTAATTGGTCCCAGAACAACCTCACCAGTGGCATAATCCACATTACCTGCAGAAACAATTACATCCGAGTAAGAACCATCTGCTGTCTTTCTAACAATTGCTATACTTCCCTTTTTACTTCCGTCAAGTTTTTTTCCAGTGGAATCTTTAAAAGGTCTGTCAGTTAGATATACAATATCTGTGCTTCCAGAAAGAGTGAATCCAGTGCTCTTGATATTAAGTCCATCTGGATTAATATGGAAAGCATTACCAAAACAAAGTTCATATTGAACAAATTGGTTTAAAGATGCCTTTAGATTTCTTCTAATTCTAATCTTAGTAATATTTGAAGTAATTGAACGGTCAACGTTATCAATAACTTGTTGAACCTTACTGTACCTAAATCTTCCACCAAACTTGTTCATATCAACAGATTGTGAATATTCATTCAATGCTGTGATAACAGAACTCTTTAAATTATCTGCGCCTGTTGTTTGTGCTGGATTATAGTAAATTGCAGAATCAATCTCAACATAAAGAACTTTGAGATCAATAATTTCTTGATTAATTCCACTTACTGCATACTGCTTTAATTTTGAAAGAATAAACTCCTTATCAAAATCTGATAAGTAATCACCATTCTTAGGTTTGATACTAATATAAACTCTACCAAAACGTGGTGGATTTAATTCTTCGCCACCAACAACTGAGACAGATTCTGTATTTGTGTATATTTGCTGTATGATTGCTTCATAGTCTCTAGGAGTCACTGCACGATACTGTGAAGCATACAAACGAGGAGCAAAATATTTTACAGATGTAATTGGTTCAATATCTCCACCATTGGATGCTTTTTGAACGGTAGTGATAGTTACTGAATCACTTGGTAAAAATAGATTATCATCAGAGTTGCGAAGTGAACCAGCATAAGTAAATGATGAAGCACCATCACCTTCCTTACCATCAGTAACAACATATGTTGCTGTAATTACGCTGGTATTTTGAAGTTTTTTACCAAAGAATCCATCACCAAAAAGTAATTCATACTTTTCATCTTGAACTTCTTGAATCAAGTATGTTTCAGAAGTCGTCGTAACACCAACAATATTGTCTATTCTCGAATACTCTCTACCGAGACCAGTATCACTTGGACTCTTAACATAAACAACAAGTGATTGTGTGTCGATACCAGCGTTATCAAGAACAAATCTCTGATCTAAAGAACCATCAACTGTGAATTGTTTCTTTAAAAAGGTTCCTTGATAGATTTCAATTGGAGATGTAGTGGTTCCAAAGGTGGCATATCCACCACTGACAGTTGTTGTTACGTTTTCTGGTAAGGAGAAGACGTAAGACGTGTCATCTTTCGATCCAACGCACACTAGACCCGCCTGTAGGGTCGCTGTTGGACTTGTTGTGGTAGTTGGTACTTTAATAATTACTTGTGCTCTGGAGGCGCTTTTAGAGCGTGGTACGTAACCTATATTTCTTGCTAACGACACAACATTTTCTCTCAGTGTCGCAGAGTCTAAGAAAGACTCATTGACAATCATGTTTGAGTTAAACGCTGTAATATACGTATTATACGCTAGAGTGTCAATTAAGATTGAAAAATTGGACCCCTCAAAGTCAAAATCCGTGAAATTTGAATTTGCACGGAGATAGTCCTTGATAGAGGTCCTAATTTGATCAAAATCTAAATTGGTAAATTTGGTAAAAGGCATTTTATCTTGTTGCCTCTAATATGAACGAGAATTCTTGTGTCGGAAACTG